TGGAATACTCAAGTCCGTGGTGGACGGACATTTGTCTGTCTCTGGCGGACACACATGTACACCCCCGGCGGACACGCAAAAAGACCCCGACCGAAGTCGAGGCCAAACATTTGTTCACCTACTGAAAAAGAGGGTCAAAGACAAATTCCCCAAAATCTACGCACTCTATCTGATTAATGTCATACTTTAAATAATTCCTTTTCGCAGTATTAATCGCTTGCATAATTAAATACACTTTTTTCTCTGAAATTTTAATAGAACCCTGCACCATTGTGAACAAATTTGCTTCTCCTGCTGTATCAGTTTCTTTACCTCTCAGAATCACACTACACGGGAACGTACAATCTGTCGCATTGAAATGAATTGCGGGACTATCAATAGTACCCACTTCCAATGGAGCACCGTCCAGTTTTAACCCAGGTACATTTATCTCACTGAGTTTAAGTTCCAGACATCTCACTTTGGCAGTGCCATTAAAAATGGAATACCTAATTTTCGCACCACCTTTACCGGGAATACTTGAAGTCTTTGTAAATGTCGTACCATACTCAATACTGTTAATTGGTTTAAAATAAAGTCCGTCAAACGCTCCAATCACCATATTCAGGATATTCTTCTGCCCCTGGTCGGACGGATGCACACCGTCATTTGAAAAGGAGGATTCATACAACATTCCCTGATATGCGGGGATAACACTGAATCCTAACTGAGCCGCCGAGTACATCCAGATTTTAATTGCTTTAATCACACTGATATACGTGGTTGATGCGTGAATCCCCTGCTGATGTCCTTCCCAGGTCCAACCCATAGGACACACAACAACATTTTTGCAGTTTTCAAAATTGTTTGAAATGGCACTTTGAAAATCAATCATGCCCTGGCTGATATCACTTTCAGGAGCATTTCGGTCGTTATAGCTACCACCTACAATTACCTTTACAACATTTGTTTTGTCGTTCGGTGTCATACTGGCAGCTAACGTGTTTAACATACTGGTGAATGTCTTTGTTCCGTCTGCTTTAAAACCATAACCACCAATGGCACTCAGTTTCACTGTATATCCATTTTTTTCGAGGGCGTTTTTAAGCATATATGCCCATGAATTTTCTTTATTGGAGAGGTTTTCCCCTGCACCGTAACTGTCGCCCAAAATAAGAATTGTGGGTTTATTAACTCTCGCCAACGCCCCCTGTAATAATGCGTCTGAAATGATTTCCGAAAGTTCTCCGCTAGCTTTCATTTCATCTAAGATTTTTCGCACTTCTTTATCAATTTCAAGTCTTGCAAAATAATCTGTTACAAATTTTTTCAGCTCTTCAAACTTTCCCTCGAGATTATCAAAATCTTTCTGCATAGCCACCCATTCATCAACTAAATTCTTTACGGTTTCAATAATCCATGTCAAGTTCATTTCATGAAAATTTGTATACGGAAATTTAAACATTTTCTTACCTCCTTTAATATACCATCAGGAAAAACTCTTCCTTAAACATTTCAGTAATTTTACTCAACGCACTCATAGATTTTTCAAGTTTGAAATCCAACACTTCAAGTTCTGACATCCCCGTAGATTTTGTTTCTTTCTCCGTTTCTGCCGTTTCATTCGTAGAATTTTTTGTGTTGTTGTTTGTTTCATCATAGCTAGCCTTGCCCCCGTAAGTAATGGTTGTGCTTCCCTTATCCACAAGTGACGTAGAATTAAACCCTGCCACTTTTTCGGCTGTTGAATCTGCCCCACTCGTCCCACTATTACTTTCCTGTTTTAAATTTTCTTTATCTTCTGTTTCAGATTTTCCTTTCCTGTCTCTCGTAATCGTTTCTGTTTTTGCACCCTCTGTCGTGGAAATAGCAAGTTCTATATCATAGATGATTGAGAACAATCTCTCATTCACTGAAGCCCACGAATTTAAAGCCAACGCCATTTCAGTAGGTGATGGTATCAGAACTTCCAGTTCAGCACATTTCAACAACACATAGTTCTGAATATTATCCTTTCCAATATCATTCACCATATTGATAGGTAAATGGCTTATGAAATTATCTTTCAACAGATTCTCATTCCATGCTAGCAGACCCTGCAAGTAAAGTTCCCCGGGCATTATTCCCACCCCCTTCATTATGACGCAATTTAACGCTGAGGTCAAGATTGAACATTTTGTTGGTTTGCTCAACCCCCTCTTTTAGTGTTTCAAGCCACAGTTCCGCTTTTGTGAAGCATTCAATATTGTTGCTGTTCACTTCATCCACTATCATACGTTCTTTCTTGTCGCTTCTTATGTTCGGGATACCAACCTCATTACAGAACATTTCTTCCCACCGTCTTAACGTGTCCTGTAATTCTGGGGCAATAAAATTCTTTTTTAAGTCATTGTTAAAAAAATCTAATGGGATATTGTCATTTCCCATTTTCAGTTTTTCATCATAGAAAACCCCTAGCTCACCCCTCATCACCTGGTCAAGAATTTTCTTCATTGATTCAGCCTGACTTTTTCCTCTCACAGCGAAAAGGAATGATAGCTTGCTATTCATGATATTCATTTCACACGTTTCAGCAGTCATAGCCATATTATCTGCATAGTAATTTACGATATCAGAAACACCACTATAATTTGGCTGTAATCTGATAAGAGAACACTGAGTGCCAATTTTAGGTTCTAAAATTCCAGTCAATAGAGGATTGACAATTATGGCATGTGTGGGATTGTAATAGATATTATACCCTCTCAATCCACAATGCTGACATATAACACCAAACTTGTCCGTATTCACAATTGCCAGATAGCCATTTAAAAACAACGAGTACAGAAAATAATTCTTATCCCACATTTCAGGTAACTCAAATTCAAACACAGACATAACTTTCTCGAGTAAATACTTCTTGAAAAACGTGAACATTTGAGTGTTTTTTGTGTGAAGAGTTGACGGACTGTAAGACGAGTTAAACAAGTTTATCATTTCATAACTGTATGGCATCATATCACCCCTTTATAAATATTGAACTCCAGTATTGCGCTTTTACATATCTATCAGGCTGATTCAGGTCACCGGGTCTGAGATAATTGTACATGAACGCATTTGTTAGATATTTTAAATCATAGTTTCCAGTTGCCCATTGTCTCCATGTTATTGGGTAACTAGATGTCTGATACCACTGTGGTTCAATACCTCTATGTGCATCCCCCACACTTTCCTGATATTCAGCAAACAAAACAGCACACTGTTTTCCTCCATCATACCAATCATCATGCCCCCCGTACAGCACGTCTAAAACTGTGAGAAGATTCTGACCGGGTGTCCACTGTACAAGACCTCTTCCCGGGCCTGCCGGAGTAGTACCGCCACCAACTTCAATTAATCCGGGATTCATGGTACTTTCTTTTTCCATGTTCCCCAAAAGTGCCATTCTGGCTGTCGCACTCCATCCTCTTTCCTTAAAGTAGTTGTTAATATTGGCTGCATTTTGCTTCATTTGTTCTAGTGTAAAATATCCGTTCTCTTTGTCTGTAACTATCACATTCCATTTTCCAGACGGCAGGGGGATTTCACCACCGCCACCCCCAGAGCCACCAATGGAAAGACCTATTAATAATGCAGAGTTGTCATTTCTGATGTTTCTATGCATAATAAACGCCCCCTTCTAACAATGATTTAACTCTTGATATCTCGTCTGAATAAGCCCCTGTAATATTCATGTCCCCATGTTCTACCAAATAATATCCGGTTCCCAGTGACTTAAAAGTACCACGTTTCATATACGGTCTCCCATTTTCACTGTTGTCCTCGTCAGTGACTGTTAGGAAATATTGAAAAAATGATATCCAACCATCGGTTCCTATAGTTGAGCCGTTAGACCCTTTTGACGACACTGTAGGAAGGAACTCATTTACAGCGTTCCCGATATACCCAACTCCTTTCATGAGTTGAACGGAAGCAATACTACCGAGTGCGGCTACAGATGATATCACACCCTCAAGAGGATTGTTTCTAGCTTCATTTATTTGAACAGGAACACCATACATGCCAGAACTATAGCCGAGTAGTGCATTATTATTAGTAAACGAGATATCGTATACACCTGTTCTCGGGTCTATTCGGAAATCAACATTAATTGGAGCGCTAATATTTATTTTATTGGTGTCAATTTGCATCACACCAAATAGTCTTGAGGCTATTTCCAACCGATGATATGCGCCGTGGTTCAGGTAATCACCTCTAGAAGCCTGAGGATGACTTGACAAGGTCACACTCCGTTCTAGTTTGTATGCTAAAAGTGCATTCAATTTTGTACATACCGCGGGAATTTTCCAATATCCTAACGGAAGTTCTGACACTTCTGTTCCGCCGGGTATACCGAAAGGCATCCACATACAATTTGACACGTACTGGAATGGGTTCATAACAATTTTAACAATGGAATCTTTTATTCCTGATTCTTTGATATCAGCCCAATCTATGTCGCCGAATGCTTTCTGGCAGAACGTTGTGAAATCTGTTACTTGAAATTGATAATATTCTAATGCACCCTCTTGACCTACTACTGTCAGTATAATGAACCCTGTTACCCAACCTGTGCTTGCACCTTCTGGCAGTACGCTAATTTCTTGCGCCTTTTTTGTGTAACCAGATTTTGCGGGGTAAAAATTGTCTATTACAGAACCATCAAAAGTGGCACTGCTTCGTAAAATGTAAAATTCTTCTTCTATGATTTTGCTTTTGAAGCTTGCTAATACATCACATTCTAATGAACAAATCCATAGACCCTCTTCAAACGTCCAGTCTTTTACAAAATAATATCTGTTAAACTCTTCAATATAACAGTAATTCAAATTAGTTGGATTCCCGGAAGCATCGTTATATTGTACGCTCAGCGTTGGACTTGAAATAGAAGAGGGGCTACGTAAAGCCCCTGTTCTAGTCACAACAGCAGAAGAATCTGGAGGAACCCATGTAGAATTTTTACGTTTTCCCACATTGTAAAAATGAACTCTCATGCTGTCACCACCTTATTAATCTAATAAGAACACCACTCCATTTTCGGTGAAGTCGTTGTAGTATCTGTCATTGAAATGCCAGAAAATGTTACTGTATCCACCCCTCGCATTAAACGGTGAAGGTGCAGACCACTCACCATAAGTTGTGATACCAACCGCTTCCTCGTCGAATAATACTCCGAAAATATTTGAAGTAGCTGTACCCTCGGAATCGGTAACAACATTACCGGAAGTATTCATATATGATGCTTTTACATGAATACCGTCAGGGGTGTCAATGTTCTGCCAAAATCCAACTTTCTCGTGGTCAGCCATTTTCAGATAGCTGTCGTTAAAGATTGAGGACATAACAGTAGCATCAATGTTGTTCAGTTCCTCAGAATACAGATACAGTTTCTGTTTGTTGTATGGTGTATGTCTGGAAATCTCTTTTCCTGTCACGTTAATGTGGAACTTTTGTGTTCTCTCAGACATCCAGTCGGACACTGTTTTGATGTAACCTGTCACCCACTTCATGAACGGCACAAAATTTTCAGGCTGTTTTACCGTGTCAGTTGTCAGTGTAGTTCCTGCTACATCATTGTATTTTGTCACAAGATGAATAACATTGTCTGTGTCCCCTTTCACCTTACCCCCGATAAAGTTCGCAAGCGTCATTCTTGCTGTTGCTTCATGTGCCTGTTCAATTAAATCAGACGCATTTGTCATAATCATAGTGACAAATCTCTGAAACTCCTGTTCATTCTGTAAAGCAACGTTTAACTGGTCTCTAAACAGTGTAATCTGTCTCTGATACACGCTCTGTCCATAGAAATTTGTTTGGAGCACTTTTGGAATAGCTACTGCCTGGTCGTCCACACTCCCCCCGTCTTTTAAGTCATATCTATTATCGTTTTCCCAATCGGAATCCGCAATATTGAGTTTTCTCACGTGGTTTCCGAATTTCATGTTATCCTGATATAAACCCTTAAACTTTCGTGAATATGGTCGGACAGAAAAAATAGTTCTGCTAAGAACCTGAGAAATCGCATTTAACAGGGGGTCGATTCCTAGTCCTAGTGCTACTGTAGCGACAGAAGTAAAACTGCTCGTTGCAATCGCACTAACTGGTGTTTTCCCTGTTGCTTGATTTACAATTTCATTCAGAATGGATGCACTCTTAAAATTTGCCACGTTCGGTGCTCCCGTTAATAAGGTTGACCCTGTACCCATAATATCACTCCTTTACTGGTGGATTAATAATTGATGCTAACATATCGTCCGTTGTCGGTGGTTCTGGAATCTGGGAGTTACTCAGGTTACCCACCTGAATCAATCTAGTAATTTCATCTAACCGATTGTCAAGAACGCCCATACGCTGATTAAAAACGTCCTGAGTATTACCCGGAACCTGTGCCGGAACTGGGACTGGTGCTGGTGCTGGTGCTGGCGCTGGTGTCGGTGTCTGAATCGGAGCCGGAGCTGATACCGTACCTGCAATCTTGATGATGTCCTGTTTGCTAAATCCTGCCCCTGCGAGGGCAATAATATCTTCGATTTTCATAATGTCACTCCTTTTTTGTTAAATATTTTTTATTACAAAAACCTGCGTAAATCTTTCCGCTGTCGGAGTATTCACAAAGATACCACTCCATAGTGATATCTGTGAACCCGTAACAAAAAATAGTACGTCCTTTTGGCATCTCTACAATGATATCTGCGTTTGTATCTGGTTTATCACGCAACATCAGAGGGGAACTCTTTGTGCTTATCTTGTATTCACCATATACGTCGCAGTCTGGTATAATGTCAATCATTCCGTACTGTTCTTTCATATCGGGGTCTAGTAGAATTTTTGCGCCTAATGGCATCGTATCACTCCTTTACGTCCAGTTTGTCTGCAAGTTTCTGAATTGCCATTGTATTGTTGTTTAGAACCTCCGTGAGGTTGTGTATCTCTTCTTTATGGTTTTCAGTCTCCCGGTACCATAAATAAAAGGTTACTGCAAGGCACGCTACCGGAACCCCAAGAGAACTGAATAACTGACTTATTGCCTGTATCCATTCCATATTTGTCACCCCTCTTTTGAATTGAGGGGGAGTGCTGTGAGCCAACCAAGCTCATGTACACGGGTTCCGCCCGTTGGTTTTGTACCACTCCCCCTACAATGATAGAGTATCACATCTTGAAATAATTGTCAAGTAAATATTTTGATTCAATGTCAGAAAAACTCACTAACCCGTCAAGGTACATCCCCCAGACCCATACGAACTTGTGCCGGAAAGCTGTTAAATCTCTTGTCGACGTGGAGTAAGTAATTTGTGGTGAGCCTTGTAGGTGCTGTGTAATATACAGTTTTTCCTTGCTTTTGTGAGTGTATATGGTTATTTCTCCAACTGACACAATGGGGACGTACTCATTTATGGGTTCGGATTTAATGTCCGAATAGTCCTCAGCGTAAAAATCATTCTGTATCGACATCTTATAAAAATCACTATCTTTCCCAACCATTCGGTATACCGCTGTTTCAGATTTTGCCTGTGAGATTGGAGAGTTGGCTAGATTGATAAGTATAATACCTCTATCGGGCAGATAACTAAATTCCTGCCCTGTTTTATGCATATCGGTAACTTTGCGGATTAAGCCCAGTTTCGCAAAAATATCACAGTTCGCATTTTCGCTGTTAGATGCGCATATAAGCTGTAGAGGTTTATCCCCCATAAGCTCTCGATTTCGGTTTATAGTTTCATAGCCATTTAAAAGAGCGATCGTGGCGTTTTTTAACTGCGGTTCAGTCTTTTCTGGGATAAACTCGTCATAAAACATCAACTCAACGTCTGCTGCCCCAAAACCTCGTAAATTTGATATTGTGCCAAGTGCAGCGGAATAACCTAATGGTTCTCCTGTGTTCACGTATTTTTTCGTTTTTTCGTCGAAACTTGTGTCATAAAAACCAGAATACATTTTATTGATAGGTGACGGGGTGATACGTCTGTTACAGTCGGCATTGTATTGCTTAAACGGATTAAATTGTGGTGTGCGTATCATATCTATCTGAGTTTGTCGGGTGCGTAGGTAAATGAATTTTTTATTGTTTTCCACAGCGTGTTTCAAAATACCGTACGTTTTTCCCGTTCCCCTACCACCCCATATAAAGATAAAAGGACACCCTGTCTCCAAGATGCCCCTTATATTCACATAACCGTTACTGTCGTACAGTTCGGGTTTTTTCATTTTACATAACCTGCTACTAAGAAGTTTCTTCCACGCTGTGATTTTTTGAAAAATACAGATACTTTTCGGAAGTCCTCCCCGCATTTTTCAGCCATTGTGATAATGCGCTCGAAAGCCTGAATGAATGAGGTAGATGTCGTCACATAAACGTTGCGTGTTTCCGCATCCTCGATTGACAGAGTTTTTACAACTTCGCCCTTTGCGTTTTCATCTTCAACAATAGCATAGTGGTCAAACTCTACAGTTGTTCCAGCAGTGTCGGAAAGACGGATTCTGTTCTCGTCCTCGAACATTGCATACATTAACTCCATTGTGTACTCGTTTTCCTGAATGTTTGTTTTAATAATTTCCATGATGTTTTCTCCTTTTTTCTTTTTATGCTGTTTTACCCACAACTGGGAGTTGTTTCAGATTGCGACCTGTTTGTTTCTTAATGTGTTCCTACTCTACTTTTCCGTAGTGTACAAATTCAGCTTCTGTCATAGATGCTTTTACAACTTCAGTATCCATAAAAACTTTCACAGCTTTTACTCCAGTTTCAGCTTCGTAAGATTTTTTAATCTTTGTAGCTGTTACGTTTGCACCGTAGTAGGTCTTTTCTACAGACTGTCCGTTTTCGTCTGTAATCTTCGCTGTTACTTTTTCAATGCTTCTTGTAATCATGTTTTTTCAACTCCTTTTCTATTTTGTTTTTGTTACAATTATATAATAGCATATGTGGGTGTGTATGTCAAGACTTTTCTTTGGTATTTTTTAAAAAATCATGCCACAAGTCAACGCTGTTGAGAACGTTTAGGTACTCAAGAGTAAGCCCCACAGTATATTCAGACGGACGTATGACAACGTTTCTGGTAATGTGCACGCTTTTATCAGGGTTGTCCGAGTCAGGGTTGTAATAACCATAATCTGTATCATTATAGACAGATTCTGTGCCACCTGCATCCCGGAATGTGGTCCCGATTTTCAGAGCTTCCAAACCGCCCATTTTTCGCAGTTCTTCCGCACCTTTTTTCTTGTTTACTCCTGCTATTGTGATTTCGAGCTTACTATTTTTTTCCTGAGCATATTTTTTTGCACCTAGTGTTATAAATCGGTCAGATGTACCCTCATACTCATATACACCTAAATAGTGTTCTACTCCTTTAGGGTCGGTGGCATGACCGCCATTTTCTGAAGAATCGTTCTTTAACCGATTATTCAGCTCGTCAAACCCCTTTTGGATTTCAGGATATCTTTCTGTAATCAGTATTTTACACGAATCTGTGTCGCAGTAAACAAAATCTTCGCCAGCTATGTTCACGGCAAGCTTGAGCCTTTGTCTTGCGTGAGCAGTCACCCAACACCCCCATGCGTATAGCATAAATGCCCTTTTGTTGTACTTCATTAACTTTTCCTCTGTGTCCCCGTCCTCAACCGAGAATGGTTTTTCGGTGTTGCTGTAGATGATATCTGGCTTGACAGGGTTTTGCGCGGACATCCCGTATAGTGAGTTTATCAATTCTTTTGACAGAGCGTACTCAATTTCCTTACCCTCAACACCTTTTAAAGACGTTTTATCTGTAAATAAGCGCTTCACCAGATTTCGCAACGGTTTTGGAAGATAGCCGTACCCTGCTGTATAAAAATCTGTAAGTTCCACGCTGTCCCAAACGTATTCTCCTTTTACAATTCCGAAATCAATGTCGTTTAGTGTACACGAGTATTCATCGGCTGAGAGTAAACGCCCGTTGTCCCAAACTGATTCTGTGCTTATGCAATAGCCCTTGTCTTTTGTAAGATATGGGGCACCGTAATACACATCTTTTTGCCTGATGTTTCGGAAATGGAACCGTCCCACATAAGCCCTGTGAAATTTTGTCCACCTGTCAATGTCCTCTATACCGCAATTTCCTTGTCGCACAAATTTTGTCATTGGAAATTCACAATTGAGCATAACGTCCGGGTAAGAGCTTGCCCTGTCGAATGACGCAACGTTGCTAAGTATTTTTCCAGCGTGATATCTGTTTGCGTGGGTATCACCGCCCCTGAACTCTTCTCTGAGCAATGTATACAAACTTGTGTCGCACATCATACTGTGCAGTTTTTTATAATTGTACTGTTTCATAGCTTGCCTCGCTTCTCTTCTAACGTAACCTGTTGATGTTAGTGGTAGAGTGTATAATGTGTCGTTGTTGTCCGTCAATCGTTTATACATTGCCTGTAATAATCCGATAACATCGTTGCACCCGTACTCAATTTCTTTGGGTGTTAATTCTGTCCACGGATATCTACGCTTGTCGTAATCAAAATCTTTCAGCTTCTGGTTCTCAACTCCACTGTCGCTCAGAAACTTATCAAGACTCTTGTGCGTCTGCATGTATGAGCACCGAAACTCTAGATTACCCTGCCCATGATTGCCCGCTCTGACTCTGAGTATTTTCCTAGGCTTGAGCGAGAACACTTCTTCCGGCTTTATTTCAACGTGCGAACGCAGAAACTGAAATTCATATGACAGATTGTGTACAAAAATCATTGTGATAAGGTGTTCATCTTCGATGTCAGTAAACAATTCTTCAAGTTCGTTCCAGTTTCTTCCGTACACACATATTATTTCGTTATCGTCAAGTAATACCGCAAATTGCCATAAATACATGATGCTCTGTTCAATTTCGGGAAGTCGTGTAGTTTCGATATCAAAAGCGCATATACAATTTCGGTATGACTGTTTTGCAAAGCGTTGTTTTCCTCTCATGTGTGGGGTTCTATATACTGTGTGTATTCTGTCAACTAGTTCCCTTCTTTGCTTTTTGCCAGTCCCGATATTGATTGAGTAGTTCTTCACCGGATTTTCCACCCCTATCTATAAACAACTCTAATGCTTTTGTACTGTCGTATACATGACCGAGCGAATAATCCCGAACGGATTCCATAAACTCTCCAAACTCATTAAGTTCCCTGTATGTCTTAAATTTAACCCCCAACTCTTCAAGTTTTGCCATTTTTCGTTTGGCAATTCTCCTTTGCCCTGAGACACTGTACAAGTCAGATTTCTCAGCTTGCTCTAAAGCAGACATTGCGCCCCTTCTCTGACGGGCGGTTACTATCTGGCTCTCAGGCGGTAGCTGTTGTAACATGTACTGTATATCATTCTTCGCGCCCATGCCAAAATTGCGGTTTTGGGCTAAGACTTTCATTTTTCTTATAACTTTATTACGGCGCTTTGCGTAATCTGTCGTCATGCCACTGCTCACTCTCCTTTTCCTCTCGTTCTACATCGTGAATATGTTTCACGTGAAACATTATCGCAGAACGATTCAGTATTTGCGCTTTGCTTAAGTTGTTATGTTTTGCCAACTTCTTTACTTCTCTAAAAGTTTTATCTGTGAGGTACACACTTGTGTCATATTTCGGTACAACCCTCATGGATTCGAACTGAAAACCTCTACCGCCGAACTCCAGAGCTGAATACACGGCGTGCTCTAAATATTCACTTACTGTTGTTCCGTATTCTTCTGCCCAGTTGTATATTCTCATATCTAATCGTACTGATAATTTTCTCAATGTTTTTTCAACTCCTTTCTTTGCTCTCGTTTTCTTCTGAGTTTTTCTTTTCTCCTTTTCTCTCTTCCCATTTCGTCTGTCGTGCCGAGGATGTACCCCGACACAAACATCATAATTAAAGCTATAGACACATAAATTATATCACTCGTGGTTGTTGCTATCATTTTTTGACCTCCAAAAAATATAATATCCAGTAATATCTACAATTGATTTGACGTCACTATATTTTTTATATACCCCGTGTGTATGCAAATCGTTATCGTCTGGGAAATACACAAATTCCTGCACCAACAGCACTAAGCCATTAGTGTCTATTTTAACGCCATCTATAAAAACAACGTCCCCGTAACGACCGTTTTGCATATCTTCCATGATTTTTCTCAGTTCGTGATTGAAATCAACATATATGCTACTAATCCCTGTGTATTCAATTCTAATACTACTATTATAAAACGCAATCTCAGTTTCGCCTAAAATAACGTCACGTCCTCTAAATATAATGTGGTCGTTGATTGTAACTAAAGCTCCATCATCCATAGCGGCTTTCACAAGCTCCTCCAACTCTCTTACAGGTCTGAGAGGTAATATGCCGGTTTCTTTCACAATATTTCTAGTAACAAACATCGGTTTTGTGAAATGGATAGAACCGTCTGTAAATCTGTGGAAGCTGTACTCGCCATTTTTGAGCATATACTCATTGTACTCCTGAGTGTGTTTTTTGATTAAATCAATTGTTCTTGGCATTTTATACCTCTTTCTCCCCGTCGTGCCGATAGGTCAGCAGTTTATATATTTTAGATGTTAAAACCAATTATTAAATCAGTATAACTGACACCCGCAATAATTTTGTTTTGGTTTCTTGCAAATATATATAATAAACTATCATCATCGTCAAAGCACAATCTGATGTGCTCATAACGGAAATAAATACTGTTTATATAAATGCCCTCACATTTATTACCAATAACTTGTCTATAGTTTTTGTTGTGTTCTCTAATTTTTTTGATAAAAACTTTTTTTGTCATTTTGCTACTCTCCTTTTCTTGTTGCTATCTCCTTGTTATGATTATATAATACCACATTTATACCGCATTGTCAATAGTTTTTATAAAATTATACCGCAATTATTGTCTGCCTGTAGCGCACAGTGTGTCCGCCAGAGACATACACATGTGTCCGTGTGGGGAAGACAGATGTCCGTCCACCACGGACTTGAGTATTCCAC